CCAAAGGCCCAGAAGAATTAGTTCCAGGACAAGTAATGGATACTTTAGATATTAAAGTTTATACTAGAGATAGTGACGGACAAGGTCAAATCTTTAGCCAAAGCTATATTATGGATAGCACATTAACTTATAGTCTTGGTGTACTGCCAAGCACAAGTGATGCAGTATTTGTAAAATTAAACAACCAATTATTGCCAAACACAGATTATACAGTTAATTGGACAGATAAAACTATTACGTTTGCTAGTGCAACAGTAGGTGCTGAACTTAATATAATAGCAGTAGCACAAGGAATACAAAGCATATTAGATTTTGGAACGTTAATTACTGACGGAACGTCAGAAGAATACACACTTCCTGTCAAATATGTAGAAGGAATGCAAGTTTCTGTTACAGTTGACGGTACTCCTAAAACTGTAGATGTTTTAGAAACAGAAACAGTAGGATTATTTGCAGCTATTAGATTTGATGAAGTACAAGATGCAAATAAAACTATCCACTTTACAGCATTTGGTAATTCAGATACTGTAAATTATAGTCAAATTACTAAAGATACATTTACCGGTGACGGCACGTTAGCTGATTTTGAATTACTACAATCTCCGTTTTACTCAATTCCAACAGAACACAACTTAATTGTAAAAGTAAATAATACAATTTTAAAAGCAGGATACAATGTTGAATTTGTAATTCCGCAAACAGGACAAAAAGAATTTGCTGTTGAAACATTCCAACATCCTTCGGGAAGCCTCGAAGTGAACGATATTAAAGTTTTCTTAAATGGCGTTGAAAAAACAACTCCAATTGACTGGAGATTTGAAATTTCAAATAGTAGTATTATATTAGCAGATGATGTAGGTACTCCTGGCGATGTTGTTGATGTATTTGTAATCACCGACGGTGATTATAGAGTATCAGGTAAAACAGTTACATTTGACACACCTCCTGCATTAAATGATACTATTGAAATATACCAATTTTCAAATCATAACTTGTTAGACATTGATAGAATTAACTATGATGTTGTATCTAGAAAACTAATGTCTCCAGATGAATTAGATTATGTAAATTACATTAGATTAACAACTGGTGAAATTAGTTTACGTTCGCCTGCTCCTGATGCACAGTATGTTTGGGTATCTGTAAACAACGAATTGTTAACACCTAGTGTTGATTACTATGTTACTAATGACGGAATGAAAGTAAGATTAATTAGACAACCATCAACAAATGATAAAATTGATGTAATACATTTTACTGCTCCTGTAAGTAGAACTAAGTTTGCATTTAGACAATTTAAAGATATGTTAAATAGAACACACTTTAAACGTTTAGATAAATCAGCAACTACATTAGCAAATAATTTAAATTACCATGATTTAAGGATTGAAGTAGAAGATGCAAGTAATTTATCTGAGCCAAATAAAGGACAAAATTTGCCAGGTATTATCTTTATTGACGGCGAACGTATTGAATATTTTGTAAAAGAAAATAATACATTGCGTCAACTACGAAGAGGAACACTCGGTACAGGAGTTAAAAATGTACACACTGCTGGATCAAAAGTGTTTGATCAAAATATAGCTAAAACAGTTCCTTATGCAGATGCTACAATGACACATACGTTTAGGGAAGAAGTTGACGGTGTGCAAACAACGTTTGCTATACCATTTACAGTTGATTCAGTTAACGAAGTTGAAGTATTTGTTGGCGGAATTAGACAAAGAAAAAATACATTGGATGTGTTTGATCCAACAATAGCACTTGATAGTCCGGAAGGCAATGTCACACATGCTGCTGAATTTACTGTTAATGCTAATGCTCTAGTACTTTCTACAGCACCAGCAGACGGAATATCAGTAACAGTAACTAAAAAACAAGGAAGAAGCTGGACAGAAAACGGTATATCCCTAGGAGATACAGAAAATTCAATTGCTAGATTCTTACGTGCCGGAACAACAGAGCTACCTGAATAAATACAGTATAGGAAAAATAAATGAGCGATAACATGAAAGATACAAACGGAGTAGTAGTGCAAGGTCATATCAAGATATATGATCCGGAAACTAACAAAGTTTACATTGACAAGCGCAATGCAATTCACTATGAAAACATGAGTATTGCACTTGCAGAAAGTCTAGCTAACGCCGGCGAAGGATTTATTAATAAATTAAGCCTTGGCAACGGTGGAACTAGTGTTGACCCTACTGGAGTAATTACGTACCTAACACCAAACAGTACAGGTACAAATGCAGGATTGTATAACGAAACATATTCAAAAGTTGTAGACGACAGAAGCGTTAACAACACAGATCCTGCTAGAAATAAATTAGAAACTAGACACGTTGCTGGTACAAACTATACTGATATTATTGTAACTTGTTTACTTGATTACGGTGAACCAAACGGCCAAGATGCTTTTGATACTGCGGCGTCAACTGATAGTCCGTACGTATTTGATGAATTAGGATTGCGCAGTTATAGCGCATCCGGCGAAGGAAGATTAATAACACATGTAATTTTCCATCCAGTACAAAAGAGTTTGAATAGATTAGTTCAAATTGATTATACTGTTCGCATACAGAGCTTGGCAGGGTAAGGGAGTATATAGATGCCATATACAGTAAATTACACTGACACAATTAATAAAGGATCAATTGTTGTTGAGGATAATACATTAAACGACGAAACTAGTTTGATGCTACCTGGACGCAATACAACAGCGTACGGACAAGCAATCGCAGAAGACTTATTACATTTACTAGAAAATTTTGCAAGTCCTAATGCTCCTGAAAGACCAGTAGAAGGTCAACTTTGGTATGATACTACACAAAATGTTGATCAACTAAAAGTTTATGACGGAACTAATTGGGTAGCTAGTGGCGGACTAAAAAAGGCAAGTGCAGAACCGGCAGTAGTAAATTCAAATGCAGGCGACTTATGGGTAAACACAGAAAGTCAGCAGCTATATTTGTTTACAGGTAGTACTTGGGTATTAGTTGGTCCAGACTTTAGTGACGGATTATTAACAGGTGCGGCTGCACAATCTATTGTTGGCACTAACGACATTACTTACAGTGTACTATCAATTAAAGTAAAAGATAAACCAGTTGCTATTGTTAGTAGTCAAGCATTTACTCCTAAGACATCTATTGCAGGATACAGACAGGGAATACAAGCAGGTATTAATCTTGCTGACGAAGCTATTGTAGGAACAGAAACGCTAAAGTTCCGAGGTATTTCTGAAAAAGCAGAAAACTTAATTGTCGGCGGCGACATAATTCCTGCAACCAATTTTTTAAGAGGAAATGCAGCAAGTAGCACAGATTTTCAACTAAGTGTTAAAAGCAATGATGGTATAAAAATTGGTACCGGCGGACAAGTTGCACTAGGAATTGACGGCGAAACAGGAATTATACAACATAATACCAGCGGATCAAGTATTGATTTTAGACTACGTAGTGGTAATTTAACACCAACAGTAATGAGTATTAATAGTTCAGGTAATATTGGTATTAATACATCAGCTCCTGAAGAATCACTTGATGTCAAGGGCAATGTTAAAGTTGCTCCTAAAACAGGTGAAGCAGAAACTGGAGTAATAACAGTTGCTACCCCGATTGATTCAACGTCAATAGGCACAGGTAGTATTGTTACATCAGGCGGCATTGGTGTTGCTCTTAATGCATATATCGGCGGCGATGTTGATATAGGAGGCATATTACAAACAGGAAATATTGTACCAGATGCACCTAGTTCAAGAAATATTGGTACAGTCAACAACAAATACGACCAAGTATATGCTACTACATTCTTTGGAAATATACAAGGTAATGTAAGCGGCACAGTTAGCGGACGAGCAGGATCTGCAGACAGACTTGCTAGTGCTACAACATTTGCACTAAGTGGCGATGTTAATCCTACTAGTTTTGAATTTGACGGACAGACAGGTGGCAGCACAAAAACATTTGCGGTAAGTATTGCAAACAGTTTTATTAGCAATAAAGAAACAGTTTTTGAAGCTGAAAATGCCGACGAAATACTAATAAACAGAACTACTGGCGTTACAGGTGCATATAAAATATCTAAACGCAATTTCTTAAAAGATATTCCGTTAGTACCAGCAGGCGCAATTATGCCATATGGTGGAGAAGAAGCGCCCGCAGGTTGGTTATTATGTGACGGCACTGAAGTATTAAAGTCAGACTATAACCAATTGTGGTTAGCAATACAATATAATTTTAAAGATCCTTCATTGTTAACTAACAACGGTGTTAGTTCGTTTGCACTACCAGATTTTAGAGGTAGATTTCCATTAGGTCTTGATAATATGGGAGGTCCAAGTGCAAACAGAGTAACTGATATTGCTGCTGATGCTATTGGCGGAAACGCTGGTGCAGAATCTAAAATAATTAATACTGATAATCTACCAGAACATGAACATGACTTAGAAGGTGATTCGGGTACACAGTTTTATGGTGTACGTGTTGGCGCAGGCGAACCTGTAGACGACAATGCAATTGAACTTCCGGTAGCACCTGGACTAGGCGGAACACAAGGTATAGCATCAAGCGGAGGCATTAAAACTGACGCAACAGTTGGAAATGCAATTGATGTTATGAACCCGTTCTTAGCATTAAACTATATAATTTATACGGGGCAATAATAGATGAGCTATCAACTAAACAAAACAGACGGAACATTACTTACAGATTTAATTGACGGACAGATTGATACGAGTAGTACTAATCTTGTGTTAGTTGGTAGAAATTATAGCGGATATGGTGAGTATTTTAACGAAAACTTTATAAAATTATTAGAAAATTTTAGTAATACTGCTGCGCCTAGTAACCCACTAAAAGGACAAATTTGGTGGGATAGTGCAGAACAGAGATTAAAAGTTTATGACGGAACAGTATGGAAATCAAGTGGTGGCCCATTTGTAGATGATACTAGGCCACAAATGGTTGCAGGTGATCTATGGATTGATAACGAAAATAACCAAATGCATGCCTATGACGGGACTGATTTAATATTAGTTGGCCCGCAATATACAAAGAACCAGGGCACTAGTGGCTTCCAAATAAGTAGCATACTTGATACACAAAGTAGATCACGTACAGTTGCAAATCTATATGTAGGCGGCACACTATCAGCAGTAATTAGTAACATTCAATTTACACCAATCTATGCACAAAGGGTTTTAGGACTTGTCACAGCAGATAATCCAGACGGAATAATTTATCCAGGATTTAATTTAATAGATCCAGGTAATTTTAAATGGAGGGGAACAGCAGAATCTGCAAATGCTCTAGTTACATCTAGCGGACAAGTTAGAACAGCTGACTCGTTTTTGCCTTCTACTACTGACGGAGTTACAGTTGGTACATTAACCATACAAAACTCAGGTGGATTAACAATTGGACTTGGACAAAATCATGTGCAAAAAGTTGTTGGACCGAGATTTTATTTTGAAAACCAACTAACTGATCACGATATTAGTATGCGTGTAAAATCATCATCTCTCGGATCTGTTAGTGTTGACGCAATATACGTTGATGCAAGTACAGCTAGAGTAGGTATTTTTAACAGAACAGACGCAGGCGACTTTAGACTTCCTGAATATACTTTTGACATTGATGGTGATCTAAGAGTTACAGGTAATATGGTAATTGAAGGTGACACAACAAGTATTGATGTTGCTACATTACGGGTAGAAGATAAAAATATTGAAATTGCTAAAACAGCAGACGGAACAACACTAACAGGTGCAGAGGCCAACAATGCTGGCCTTGTATTAGACACAAGTGATGTAGGACAAAAATTATGGACATGGCAAACAACAGCAAATGCATGGACGGCTAATGTTAATGTTGATATTAGTGATACAACTAAAGCATACAAAATTGGCGGTGTAGATAAACTTACAGATGATACACTTGTAAATGTTACAAAAGCACTAGATTTAGATCAAATCGGTACACTTACAGTATTACAAGTTGATGAAATTAATATTAACGGAAAAGTTATTAGTTCTACCAATGACATGGCAATTACATCAACAACAGGCATTGCTATAACAGCCGGCGCCGACATCAATATTGCTGACAGCCAGAAAATTACTGGCATGGCTGACCCAACTGCTGCACAAGATGCTGCAACAAAAAATTATGTAGATACACAAATATCTACTGAAGTAATAGCATTTAGTATGGATGTTACTGGTTTAGGCGTAGGAGCAATATTAGAAAACAATGTTGCTGCTTATCTAGGCGATCTATATCCTGCTAATGCAGATAATAACGGAAAGATTGCACGTATACATACAACATCATATGCAGGAGCAACAGTTGAAGGAGTTGATGTTGAGTCAGCAAAGAATATTGCATTTATTCCTGTTGATTCTAATGGAACACAAAATGAATCAGTTGTACAGAGTGTTACATTTGCTGCCGAAGGCGCTAGTGGTAATGTTATCCTTACACCAGCAAGAGCACTGATGCAGTATGTATCAAATGGAACAATATGGGTAATTGATCAACCAACATCGACATATCCGTAAAACGATAAATAACATATAGCACTTAGGGGTTACACAAGAATGGCTTATTCAATTGATAGATATAATAACACACTGTTAACAACAGTAGAAGACGGTACAGTTGATCAAACAACTGACCTTAAATTCATAGGTAAAAACTATGCAGGATATGGAGAAATTCAAAATGAAAATTTCCTATTTTTGCTAGAAAATTTTAGTGGAGCTAATCAGCCAGCTAGACCATTAAGTGGTCAAGTTTGGTTTGATAGCGGTACAAGTAAACTAAAATTCTATGATGGTACAAAATGGCGTACAACCGGCGGCGCAGAGATTGGTGTAACAGAACCAACAGGATTAGCAACCGGAGACTTTTGGTGGGACAGCGGCAACGATCAACTTTACGTATTTAACGGCACAAGTTTTGTACTTATAGGACCGCAGAATGCAGGCGAAGGTGTAACCCAAATGCAAAGTCGCGAAGTTGTAGATGCACTTGGCGGAACCAAAAGCATTATTACCGCTGTTATTGAAGATGAAATCATATTTATTATTAGCCCATCTGAGTTTGATTTAAATGCAAGTGAAACTGTAGTAAAAGGACAAGGTTACGATAAACTAAGAAAAGGTGTTACATTAAAGAATACTAAAACAGCAACAAATGGTGTTACATCAACGGATCATTACTTTTGGGGAACAACTTCAAACGCACTAAAATTAGGCGGCGTTGATGCAAGTAATTTTATTCAAACCTCCGGCGGCGCAAATATCCAGTTTACAGAAGGATTAGAATTACCAGACGCAGGCATATTAATTGGTGATTCAAATGATTTACAAATTAAAATTGATGACAACGGTTACGATGGATTAATACAAAACGTAACAAACAATAGTAATATTAAATTTAAAGTTACTACATCGGCTGGAACACTTACACATGTAGCAACAATTAATGATACTAGTGTAGTTCCAGCAGCAGATAATACATTTTCATTAGGTACAGCTAGTTTAGGCTGGTCAAATGTTTATGCTTCTAACTTTACAGGTGAAGCATCAAGAGCAACAGCATTACGAGTGGGCAGCGAGTTCCGTACATCAAGTGTGAGTGCATCAAATAATACAGTTGCAGTTAGAGATGCAACAGGAAATATTGCTGCAAACTTATTCCAAGGTACAGCAACACAAGCAAGATATGCTGACTTAGCAGAAAAATATTCTACAGCAGAAGATCTTGCTCCTGGCACAGTAGTTTGTGTTGGTAAAGGAGAAGCAGAAGTAGAGCCTGTAAGCTCGGGCTGTATGGCAATTGGAGTAGTTTCAACTGATCCTGCTTTAATGATGAATAGTGACGCTGAAGGACAATATATTGGACTTAAAGGACGACTACCTGTACGTGTTGTTGGTTCTGTAACAAAAGGCGATGCAGTATATGTAAACAACAATGGTTGTGCAGGAACTGCAATCAACGGAGGTTCTTTAGTGGGTGTTGCATTAGAAAGCAACAGCGACGAAGGCGAAAAATTAGTAGAATGCGTACTTAAAGTATAAGGTATCAAAATGGCAGAAATTACAGCAGCACGAATTAACAATTTACAATCTCGTATAGAGCTTATTTTAGGTAACGGTGCAGGACAAAACGGCTACGGACAATCATTATCAAGTGCCCAAGTATCAAATGCAGCTGATGTAATTACAGCAGAAGATTTAAATTTAATTTATGCTGACGTACTAAAAGCTAGAGTACACCAAGTAGGCCCGGGTGACTTATCAGTAGCACAAGTTGTACAAAATCTAAACGTGATTGCCGAGGATGAAAGTTTCTTTGTAGATGATAGTGGTGTAACTTCAGCAGATCCTGAAGGAGCTAAAAAAGGATTATCGGATTTTGAATCTTTAATGTCGACTATTGAAGCTGATAAAGCAATAGTTGATTCTAGTCAAGCAACTTTAGAACCTGCTATTAGTACAGTTAGATCTTCAACATGGAACGGCTTAATTTATCATGAATTTATCGCTACTTTTTCTAGTGCAGATGAGCGAAGACATTTTTTTAATACTGGCGGCGAAATAAGAATTACTTCGTCTAACAGTAGTTCGGGTACACCTAAAGGTCTAGACTGGGCACAATTGTGTTCAAGTACAGGTACTATTAGATTTAGTGCAAATACTACAATATCAACAGCTGGTGGCGGAACGTCTATAGGTAATTATAACTTAACTAGCAATTACCAAAACGTTTATAACAAAGTTGGTTCAGGTGTTGGTTCAGGAATTTATGCAGCTAATACATACACTGTTAAAGTAAGATCTGATTTTGAAACTAGAATTATTTTTAGAATTGAATTTAATGATCTAGCAGTGGATAATGTAATAGATAACAATGTAGACGGAATTTTACGTAGCACTATACAGCATTATAGAGCTACCGGTGATGTTGCAGCAATTGCACCTACATATTTTAATAGTGTTACACTATCATAACAATTATCTCTGTTGAAACTTCTAACTAAATACTTAAAATGAGAGATAATGCATGCCAACAGTTGTACAAGCCAGTAGATATAATAATTTAAGAGCGCGGGTAAACACCGTTCTTGGGGCTTCTACGACATCTTCTCCTCAATTTGGTTACGGACAAGGCACTACAACAAACTCAGTAATTGGCACACAGGCAGTTACTAGCCCAGTTGACGCTGACAAAATTTCAGCACAAGACTACGAAGACTTATATGTTGATATTGTACGTGCTAGATATCACCAAATAGGATCATCTGTTAGTATTGACGATTTTGTTGTAGGAGATATCGACGCTAACCCTACAACCGCTGACAAAATTGAAGAAGCGTATATTACTGGATTAGAAAATTTAGCAACAAATCTCGAAACCGATAAATTTTTAGTCGATTCTTCCCAACTAGCAGTTGTAAGACTTGAAGACCCCGGCGGCAATACAATGACAAGTACAAGATTAGCTTCTAATGGTCCGTGGAATGGACAGATCAGTCACATTTTTACTGTTGAATTTCCAACAAATGCAGCACGCCGGCACTTTTTTAATTCCGGCGGACAAATAAGATTTCAAGGAAGTGTTGATTACACCGGAAGTCAATCCAAAACAGTTGATTGGCGCACAATTTTATCCAATATGGGTCAAATATCTTTTGCTGCCGAATCAACGTATAGTAATTCTAGTGTAGGAACAGGGTATCCTGTAGGTAATTATGGATTAACTAGCGCATATAGACTATGCTATTCTAAAAGTGGCGGCGCACTATATGCTAGAAACGATTACGAAATAAGGGCTAGACAAGTAAGCCAACGAGTAATACAATTTAAAGTATCATTTGTAGACGGCCAGCCAAATGACACATCTTATGGAATTGATGAAACTGTTTTTGGTGATTTTGAAAGTGACATATTACTATCTGTACCAACTGGCCAAGTAAATATTAATGGCACTATATATTCTACAGTTACATATCAAGAAACACTACCTGCGGGCGCACTCATTTCTCCGTTATAATCCAATAATAGCTTGACAACTCCAAAAATTTGTTATATACTAGTAGTATAATAATATAGGAGTATTACTATGGATGAGCGCCTTGAAAAAGCATTAGATTTTTCAAATTATATGATGACACTAAACAATCAAAAACGTGTTCTTCGAGAAAGATTTGAAGAAGGACTATTGTATTTTTATTCCGGGTCACAATTTACAATTACTAAAGAATTAATTAACTTTTGTAAAGCTATGGCTGAAGCAGATCAAGACGAAATTGTATTAATTGACGATAATAGTAATCCTGCACTTATTCAAAATGTCGATGAATTTTATGAAAAAATTCTTACACAATATTTTGAAGCGGCAAATGCTTATCACGCAGATTATATGAGCCTAAAAAAGAATAGAAGCGTAGAGAAGTTAGTCGATTATGAGTAGTAAAGGTGTATTTCTTTTTGCTAAAAATAACGGACAATTAGATTATGTAAAACAAGCAGTTTTTTTAGCAAGACGTATCAAAAAATATCTAAAAGTTCCTGTGTCTCTTGCAACAGACAGCCCCGTATACTTAGAGCAAACATACGGCACTGACGATTTTGATAAAGTAATTAAACTAGATTATACTGAAGAAGGAAATATGCGTTATTTCTATGATGGTGCATTGTCAAAGAAATCTGCGGGCTTTAAGAATGCTAATCGAGCAAGTGCATATGAATTATCTCCGTATGATGAAACACTACTATTAGATACTGATTACATTATATCTAATAATTTACTAGCATCTGTGTTTGAATCTGATGCAGACTTTATGATATATAAAAAATCAAGTGATATTTCTCAAGCTAGAAATGAAGACGAATTTCAAAAAATTGACGATGTTAGTGTTGATTTTTATTGGGCAACTGTTGTGTTTTTTAAAAAAACAGAAACTAATAAAAAGTTTTTTGATTTAGTTAAGCACATTGAAGACGAGTGGCATCATTATAGAA